GGTGAGCCACATGGACACCAGCCACGGCAAGCGCGTCGTGCGCAAGCACCACAAGTCCGTGCCCTACGGCATGAAGCCCGTCGCCAAGTACGTTTCGCCCATGCGTTCATCGTACAACAGCATGATGATGTCCATGTTCCGTCCCCGCCGTTAAGGCGTTTTATTTTCTTCGCCTTAAATAAAATGCCTTCTTCTCCCATCCCCCCTATTGTGAATACGTCCGGACAGCTCACACTTACAGGCGCAACTGCTCTGCTCGCAGCACTTGTCGCGAGCCAGCGTTTCATGAAGAAACGCACGAACAAGAACAACAAGAAAAAGTCACCTCGTCGCCGTTAAGGTCAAGTCGGACAACGGGCTTTCAGCCCCTTGGACTATGGTGCCTCCAGCACCGTTCATTCTTGTGTACCGCTATACCACAAGGTTTTCCGTTTTTACACGGAGCACCACATTGATCAAGTCTGATACCATCAAACATTCTATGAACCTTCTCTGGATCGATCTCAACATTCATCCCGAGAGCGTCAGCGGCTTTCTGCCAAACAGCGGGATTATCCATCTACCTCAAATAAATGCAAAACCCTTAAGCGCGTCGCCATCCGTCACGTCACACTTTGACTCTGCCGCTGCAGCATTTCCAGTCCGTTTACGGATGACAACCTGGTGGGCACGAACAATCAAGCCGTACACATCCTGAAAAAAATAAATACCCGAAACCTCGATGATACAACTCAACGTGTCCCCCTTGAGGGTCCCTTCTTCGATGGCAGGAAACACACTCTTCTTCTGCTCATCAAAGAATTGCGTCAACGGATCCACCTTGACACGGAGTCCATTGTCTTTTACGTTTGAACGAAACGGCTCGGATCCAGTGGAGATACCCTCCAGGGTCTCCGTCCACCACGTGCAGAAATCCGGTGGCATTTCGAGCGTCATGGATTTGAAATCCGAAATGCCGTTGTACATGACGCGTCCCGTGGGAATCTGGAACCGAAGCGGTGTTCCATCAGCCTGCGTCACTTTCGTACCCCCTCCGCGCTTTCCAGCAAAGACCAGTGCAGGTACGTCAACCTCAGACCACTTCATATGTTTAATTATCTATTAAATCTTTAACCCGAACACATGAGACACCCCTCTGGGTTCGCCAATGAACACGCAATTACATCCTCCTCTGTCGGGACGGCGGACGACGCAGTTGGAGGAGTCACAGTCACCTGCTGCGGCTTTGCTTTCGCTCGTGTTCTTAAATAATACATCCCGGTCTTGAGCCCGCGGTGGTACCCGTACATGTGCATCGACGACAGCTTTGCTACGGATGGATTCTCCATGAAAATGTTCAGTGATTGCGACTGGTCGATGTACGCCCCGCGGTCAGCCGCCATGTCCAGGATACTCTTCTGTGAAATCTCCCACACGGTCCGGTAGATGTTCTTGAGCGTCTCCGGAATACCATCGAGACCTTGTACCGACCCACCGGCTCGGATAATCTCATTCTTGATGGCAGGATTCCACATATCGAGCTTCTGCAGGTCGCGAATCAGGTGCTTGTTCACCATGACAAACTCACCGGCGAGCGTCCGACGCAGGTAGATGTTTGTCGTGTACGGCTCGAACGCCTCGTTGTTCCCCATAATCTGTGCGGTCGACGCGGTCGGCATCGGTGCGACCAGAAGCGAATTGCGGAGCCCGTGCGTCTTGATATCCTCGATGAGCACGTCAAACGGGACGATCGGTTTGATACCCCACATATCAAACTGTAGAATACCTTGCGATGCGGGTGACCCTGCAAACGTTTCATACGGACCCTCCTCCTTGGCGAGTTGACAAGACTCGTGAAGTGCCGCGAAATAGATTGCAGTGAAGATGAGCTTGTTCAACTCACGAGCCTCAGGACTGTCAAAAGCCAGACCCAACATCTGAAACACGTCTGCGAGACCCTGGACCCCGATACCGATGGGACGGTGACGCATGTTCGACTTTTTGGCCGCCTCGGTAGGGTAATAGTTCCGATCGATGACCCGATTCAGATTCCTGGTCACGACTCGGGTCACATTTTGAAGTTTAACGAAATCAAATGTGTATGGTTGGGACCCATCGGGTGCGCTCATCGTCGTGACGGGTTTTAGGAACGTCGGCAGACACAGAGACGCCAGGTTACACACCGCAGTCTCGTCAGGCGTGGAAACCTCCATGATTTCGTGGCACAAATTGCTGGACTTGATGACACCGATATTCTTCTGGTTTGACTTGGCGTTGACGCTGTCCTTGTAGCCCATGTACGGCGTTCCGGTCTCAATCTGTGACTTGAGAATCGCGTCCCAGATGGTACGTGCCTTGACTGCCTTCTTGAATCGACCCTGGGCAACATACGTCCGGTACAACTCGTTGAACTCCTCACCGTAGACATCCGGCAAACCAGGACACTCGTGAGGACACATCAGGTGCCAGTCTGCATCCTTCTCCACCTGTTCCATGAACAGGTCAGGAATCCACATCGCCGTGAACAAGTCACGACAACGCATCTCCTCATCACCCTGGTTCAGGCGAAGCTCGAGAAACTCCATGATGTCGGCGTGCCACGGCTCGAGGTAAATGGCAAAGGACCCCTTGCGCTTCCCACCACCCTGGTTGACGTACCGAGCCGTGTTGTTGAACACGCGGAGCATCGGCACGATACCGTCTGCGACTCCATTCGTCCCCTTGATACGGGTGCCGTTTGCACGGATGTTCGAACAGTGGATGCCGATACCACCCGACCACTTGGAGATGTGGGCACACTCCTTGAGCGTCTCGTAAATACCGTCGATGGAATCATCCTTCATCGCCACCAGGAAGCACGAGCTGCCCTGTGCATTGTTGGAGAGACTATTAAAAAGCGTCGGCGTCGCATGCGTGAAGAACTTTTGGGACATGAGGTCATACGTTTCCTTGACGCGTGAATAGTCAGTCGCATGGACCCAAAGAGCAACGCGCATGAAAAGGTATTGGGGTGTTTCTCCAATGTTGAGATAGCCTTTTTGAAGCGTCTTGATGCCGAAATACCCAAAGAGGTAGTCGCGCTCGGGGACGATCCATGCGTCCACTTCGGGGGTGATGAAGGAGATTCCCTCATCAGACACGACACCCTTGACGTTGAGATGGGTCATGGCTTCGCTGAATTTCTTGGGACAGTTTTTCTGAAGGTTCGACACAGTCACCCGCATAGCAAGGGTCTCATAGTCTGGGTCCTCGGTGATCATCCCGATGGCAACCTCGGCGGTGAGGTTGTCAATATCGGCGGTGGAGATTCCGTCGTACATGGACGAAAAGACCTTCTGGGCAACCTTGTCAGGCTGGACGCCAACCAGGGGCTCGAACTCGGGTGACTGGTTGAGCTTCTGAAGACGTTTCGTCACCTTGTCGAACAACATCTCCTCGGGTACACCATTGCGCTTGACGACCTTCATTTGTATTACACACACAGTATTTCTCTAACAGCGTACTTCCATACGAAACCTCCTGCAGTCTTCTGCTTACCGACGAGGCAGGCCGACACGTTCTTCCGGTCGACACCCGCCGACTGTGCCGCAAATGTGACGGTCGTGAATGTTTCCAATAATTCACCGTCTTTTGTATACTTGTCGACTGCAGTACCGATCTTGGCTTTCGTCTCGGGTGTATGTGTTCTATTGAAGAATGGATTATTCTCCCCGACTTGGGTTCCCTTTTTCTTTGAACTTATAAGCGCCTTTGTTTCTTCTGTATGTGTTAGTCCCATGTGAGCCAGTCCAATTCTGGTTCTGGTTTCCTCCGTACGTGGTTTTCCAAAATTGAAGTTTTTCTCTCCAAGTTTAGCTTCTCTCATTTTAGACCTGGATTCAATATGAACAATTTTACGAGAATTTCCACCAGCTTCCAAGTTATAACCATTTGGTGATATTGAGTTTCTTTCTTGAATTTCAGTAATTTCCCTCTCGTCAAGTTGATCATTGGGGGCTTCCGTGATAACCGAAAACTCGAAGTTGGTTATACCATATTTTTCAAATGCATAATATAGAATGGTGCCGTGCATATTTTTATGAGCTCTCCATCTGTTCTTGACGTTCTTTTGTATAGTCTGACCTACGTAACATTTAGAATTTATGGTGTTTTTTATTAAATATATAAACCCCATTCTGGTCTGATATTATCATGAGAATTTCTTTCACACCGAATCAAAGGATTTTAATCTCCGTAAACTGTAACATGGCGAACTATATGCCTCCCAAGACGCCAACGAGCGAGGCATTTCTGTCTCGCTTCAACATCGAGTACCTGCACGGCGCCATCGTCAAAAATGTCAGTTCGAAGACTGGCATGAACATCGATCGTCAGAGC